CGCTGTTTACGTCTGACACGCTGTACGGTGTTGAGACTTACCGTCCGGAAGCAGGATTCATCCTCGCTGTCGCTGACGAGTAAAGTTCTACGGGGGTCGCAATGGCCCCCTTTTATTTAAGTGCTTGTGTACGAGTTTTTAAATAAAAGATATATAACGGATAGGAAAGCCTTATGTCTAACTACGTAAAATCTACAAATTTTACTGCTAAGGACTCTTTGCCTACGGGAGACGCTAATAAGGTTATCCGTGGTTCAGAGTTTGATACAGAGTTTAATGCTATTGCAGTAGCCGTTGCTACTAAATCAAACACAGACGGTCCTACTTTTACTGGTACTGTCGTTATTCCTACAGTAGATATTAACGGCGGTGCTATAGATGGAACTACTGTTGGAAGCAGTTCAGCTTCTACAGGTAACTTTACTTCTTTATCTATTAATGGCACAGCAATTACTTCAACTGCGGCTGAATTAAACATTCTTGATGGTGTTACTTCTACAACAGCAGAGCTAAACATTCTGGACGGCGTTACTGCTACGTTTGGCGAAATAAATCTTCTTGACGGATCAAGCGCAGGAACGATTGTTAATTCAAAGTCTGTAATTTATGGCGCGGCTGGTGAAATAAATGCGACAACTTTGCAGATTGGCGGGGTATCAATTACATCGACCGCCACAGAACTTAACATTCTCGACGGTGTTACTTCTACAACAGCAGAGCTAAATATACTAGACGGAGTTACCTCTACAACAGCAGAGTTAAATATACTAGATGGCGTAACTTCCACAGCTTCTGAGCTTAACACGCTTGATGGTATAACATCTTCAACTGCTGAGTTAAACATCTTAACTGGTAAAGCCTTTTTAGACGAAGACGATATGTCTAGTAATTCAGCTACAGGTATTGCTAGTCAACAATCTATTAAAGCATACGTAGATTCACAGACAGGGGGAGGTGGTGCTACTCTTGCTGGGTTATCTGATGTAAACATTACTTCTCCTGCTGACGGTGGTTTGTTATTTTATGACACAACAACTTCAAAATGGATTGATAATGTAGTATCAGGTGACATAACCATTGCTGATACAGGAGTAGCATCTTTAGCAACACTTAGTGTTTTAAACGTAGACAATATTCAGATAGATGCTAATTCAGTAAAATCAACTGATACAAACGGCAACATACAATTATTTCCTAATGGTACTGGATTTACTGAACTATACGGTAATACTAACCCCGGAACTATTCGATTTAACTGTGAGTCTAATAGTCACGGCGTAACCGTTAAAGGGCCAGCGCATAGTGCAGCAGCTACCTACACTGTTAATTTACCAGATGTATTAGGCACTAGCGCGGCTTCTACTTTAGTTACGGCTAGTGCAACATCTAAGGTTACTTTGGTAGGCACAACCTCCCTTGCAGAAATTATAGAAAAAGTTAACGTAGACAGCTCTACATCAGGGACTATCAACTTTGACTTTTTAAGCCAAGCTGTTCATTTTTATAACGTAGATCAAACAGCAAACAGAACAATTAATTTTAGAGGAGACGGTAGTACTACTTTAAACAGTACAATGGCTGCGGGAGAAAGCATAACTACTGCTGTTCTTATGAAGCAGGCAGGAACAGCTTACTATTTAAATACTTTTCAAATAGACGGTTCTTCAGTGACACCTGAGTGGCAAGGCGGAACTGCACCTTCTGCTGGTAATACGAATAGTATCGACGCTTACTCATTTACAATAATTAAAACAGCAGATGCTACATTTACTGTTTTAGCTGCTCAAACGAAATTTGCATAATGCCTATTTTATCTACAATTGGTGGCGCTTCTGCACAAGGTTTTGGATTTAGTCGACTTGAGGCTGGCGATCCTGTTCCTGATATTGATTATTTAGTTATTGCTGGAGGCGGTGGAGGAGGAGGAGGTTCCTTTCACGGTGCCGGTGGTGGTGCTGGTGGATACCTTACTGGATCTTCCTTAAGTTTAACAGCAGGCGTTACATATACTGTTACTGTGGGTGCAGGCGCAACAGCGGCTGATCATCTTTCTAGAGGAACTGACGGTAATATTTCTAGTTTAGCAGGTACTGGTATTACTACAGTTTCTAGTACTGGTGGAGGTGGTGGCGCTCACTACGGATCTTCAGGTAATGGTAATGCAGGCGGGTCAGGCGGTGGAGCCTCATGTGCTAGTAGCGGGACTTATGGAAGCTACACTGGAGGTGCTGGCACTTCAGGCCAAGGAAGCGCCGGTGGAAATAGTAGTGGTGCTGTTGGTGTATACGGATGTGGTGGCGGCGGTGGCGCAAACGGTGCTGGCGGTCTTGGTGACGCATCATCAGGCGGTGTTGGTGGTGCAGGCTCTTCAAGCTCAATAACAGGAAGTTCTGTTACTCGTGCAGGAGGCGGCGGGGGAAGTAGTTATCCTAACTCTGGGGCTTCAGGTGGAGCAGGAGGCGGTGGTAACAGCGGAGCAGGCAACGGTAGTGCGGGTTCAGTAAACACTGGAGGAGGCGGTGGAGCAGCAGGCTCTCATGGAGGCGGTTCAGGCGGTGCAGGAGGATCAGGAGTTGTAATTATTAAAACTCTTGCAACTGCTTCAGCAACGTCAGGTTCTCCTACTGAAACTACAAGCGGTTCTTATAATATTTATACCTTTACTGGATCAGGGAGTATTACGTTCTAATGGCTCACTTTGCACAGTTAGATGAAAACAATGTAGTTCTACAGGTTATTGTTGTAGCTAACTCCGAAATTATTGACGACAACCAAGAAGAGCAAGAGTCATTGGGTTTATTGTTTTGTAGTGAGTTGTTAGGCGGCACATGGAAGCAGACTAGTTATAACGGGAATATACGAAAAAACTTTGCAGGCGTTGGTTACACATACGACACAGAACTTGATGCTTTTATACCACCACAACCATATCCAAGTTGGGTTTTAGTCAACTCAACGTGCCAGTGGGAACCTCCTGTACCTATGCCTGCGGACGGTGCTACGTATAGGTGGGATGAAAATACAATTAGTTGGGAACGTGTAATTATTTAAGGGGTTTAGGATGAATAATTTATTTATGTTAGTGGCTACTTTGTAACATGAACGGCGCAGGAAGCACAACTATGATGGATAACAGGCTTGACCGCATAGAGCAAAAGCTTGACAAGCTAACTGAAGCGGTATCTCAGATTGCCCGTGTGGAAGAGCAGTTACTATCTGCTTTCAAACGCATGGATCGACACGAAAAAAGACTAGACGATCAGGAGGATGACATACGAGATCTAGAGGGCGCTGTGTTAGCTAACTCAAGTTCCGTCAAAAACGCAGAAAGATTCTTCTGGGTTGCTGTTAGTGCGTGTGCATCCCTTGTTGTTTACATGATGCGATAACTTATGTGGCAATCTTTACTATCACCTATAACAGCTCTTCTGGGTCAAGTTCTAAAGAACAGGGCTGAAGAAAAGAACGCAGTACATAAAGCAAAGATGCAGGTTATTGAAAACACAGCGTCTTGGGAACAGCTTATGGCTACTGCTAGTGCCACCTCATGGAAGGACGAGTGGTTTACATTGTTGCTCTCAGCGCCTGTGGTTGCGGTTGTGTGGGGCATTGGGATGAACGATGTGGAAATACTAGATCGTATTGGTCTTGCCTTTGAGGAGCTTAACAGGCTTCCTGATTGGTATCAGTACCTACTGTTTATGGCTGTGTCTGCATCCTTTGGTATACGTGGTGCTGACAAGCTACTTGCGTTGAAGGGGAAGAAGTAAATGGTAGATGAAGTAATTTCTATTCCTGAAATATTTGCTCCCTTTAGAGTAACGATCATTGGTACTCCTAACCTAGACGCAACAAGGGCCGTAAACGCAGCTTATCGTGCAGGAGTGCGTAATGATAAAGCACTATGCAACGCTGGTGGTGGCTTAGTAAGCGGTGGTGGAAGCGAGTGTTACTTTGGAGAAGCTGCTTATAACAAAGCTCAAGATATTCTTGCTGGTAATGCACCTGATGGCATTAAAAGTAAGGCTCAAGATTGGTTAGATGCTAATCCTGATTTTACAGGTGGTGAAGAAACAGACGATACTCCGTCAGCTGAACAAGGCCTAATTGATAAGTACGGCAAAGCAGTTGTAGATGACTTTAAACAAAAATACGAAGACATTGTTGCTACAGTCGGTAAAGCCGCAGATGACCCTTGGGCAGCAATTGAAGGCTTAATCTCAACAGCCTCTGCAACTAAGGGACCGTGTTGGGAAGGAACTTACGGCGGTAAAGAGTGGATAAGAAACTGTGTTACCGTGGGGGTTTTGGTAGGAATACCCGGACTTCCTGTGCCACCTATTCCCGGCGTTGTGGGAGCAACTGTAGGAGACATTGAAGACGCTATAAAAACAGTAGGCAAAACAATAGGTGATTTTATTGAAGACCCTACTGGCACTATGAGTGAAGTTGCCAACAACGTTTTGGACGAAATTAAAGATATATTTGAAAAAGGGTCTGACCCTAAAGGGATATACGATTACGTAAACGGAATTTTTGGTAGTGTCCTTTCTGGTGTCATCATGGATGAGATTGGTGACACTATTAATAAACTTTTTGTCAGTGGTGAAGATGATGAAGACGATGATACCACTATTGATTACGGAATGTGTGATGACGGGTTTACTGAAAAGCTAGATGAAGACGGTACTAATTGTTCTGGAGTAGAACCAATAAATGAAATAGGGGATCCTTGTACTACTGGTGACGGCAAAGACGGAACGTATCAAGAAGTAGACGGAGAACTAAAGTGTGTTTCTGGTACTACAGATGACGATGATGACGATGATGTTGATGATGACGTAACCGATTACGATCCGGACTGTAGTCAGCCTGTTTCTGTTACTCCGTATGCTACTTTAGTTGACAGACAGCTTGCTTACAATGACAAGTGTAGACCATTAGGCTGGTGTCCCGCAAGCCCCGGAGACACTCCTACAAAAGCGGAAGATCATGAAGATGGAGACTGCGGCAAGCCTCTAATAACTGTTGATGAGCCTCCACCGGAGCAGGGTAACTGTCCCGAAGGAATGGTTGAGTGTCCCTCTGGGCAGTTAGGACCAACAGGCAATCCTTGTGTTTCAGACATATCGCAGTGTTCTGACAGGCCTATTGATGATACTCCAGAGCCACCCCCGCCGCCTGCGCCTGAACCTGAGTACTGTAACGGTAATCCTCAATCAGCGGCAGAAATAAATGCGTGTATAAACGCTGGTTGGACAACGTGTCCTGACGATAGGAAATATGCTGGCTCGTGGATCAAGCCGGGAGCAGATCTAGACAGGTACTGTGGTCCTGTTATGCCAACCGAAACACCTCCACCACCAACGCCACCGGACGAGCCACCACCGCCACCACCGCCGGGAGAGTGTCCCTCAAAAGGAACAGTACTAGAATCAGGCTGCGATGGAACTACTTTTTTCATTAGGTTTGCTGACGGTGAGTGTGGCGAAATCTATGACGCTGTTCCGGGCTACGGTGGTTGTTCTGGCGCTGAAGGTGGCTACCAGTGTGACGATCCTAACGCTACAACAAATGCGGACGGAAGTTGTGGACCCTGTAAAGCGGGGTACGTATTTGACGGCTCTGTAGAAAAATGTGTACAAGAGGAACTACCGGGGGGACCACCACCGGAGCCACCGCCAGAACCACCGCCAGAGCCACCACCGGAACCACCACCGGAACCCCCGCCCCCATCTGGAGGAGGTGGAGGAGGCGGTATGTTTAGTCAGCCGTCTATGTCTGTTCCTCCAATGGGTGATCCACAGCTTTTAGCTAAGACGGAGTTTCCAATTGTAGATTACTTATCTGAGTCTTTGGCAAAACAAACTAAAGATCAGTTAATGACAGGAATGTTAACAGGAAGCATAGTATGACGTATTTAGACATAGTAAACAACGTACTGAGGCGTCTTAGGGAAGACACAGTAACTACTGTTAACGCTAACACGTACAGCACTATGGTTGGTGACTTTATCAATGACGCAAAGCAACTCGTGGAAAACGCTTGGGATTGGTCTAATCTTAGGTCTACCCTCACGTTGACCACGGCGGCTGATGACTACACGTACTCCCTTACGGGCTACCAAGACCAAGGCAAGATTCTTAATATAATTAACGATACGTCTAATCTTGTGATGGAATACAGGCCTCAGACTTGGTTTGACGATAAGTTTTTTGTCAACACGCCAGCTTCTGGTGCTCCACAGTACTACACCTTTAGCGGTATCGACGGCTCTGGTGATGCACAGATTGATGTGTACCCTAAGCCTGATGGTGTGTACTCTATCAAGGTCAAAAGCGTCATAAGAAACGTAGCCTTGAGTTCTGACTCTGACACGTTGGCTATTCCTAGTCAGCCTGTGATTCACATGGCAGTAGCTCTGTTGGCTCGTGAACGTGGGGAGACAGGAGGCACATCTACCCCTGAGTACTTTGCTATTGCTGACAAGTATCTCTCTGATGCAGTTGCTCTGGATGCACAAAAGCATCCTGAAGAAACTATCTTTTACACCCCCTAGGAGTACGTATGGCCCAGCCACTACAGAGTATTAATTTAGTTGCTCCTGCGTTCAAGGGGATCAACACAGAGGATTCTCCTATTGCACAGGATCCATCTTTTGCTGAAGTTGCAGACAACGCAATCATTGACAGGCGTGGTCGTTTGGCTTCACGCAAAGGTAATGCTGTTGTTACCACAGACAACACTGTTTTAGGTGCTGACTACCTGCACAATATACACGAGTTTTACGATAGTGCGGGTAACGAGGTAATCTTTAGTACTGGTAACAACAAGATTATGACAGGCACAACTACTCTGGTTGACGCTACTCCGGGGTCGTACACAATTAGTGCTAACGATTGGAAGATATTTAACTTTAACGATCACGCTTACTTCTTTCAACGTGGCTACGAACCTCTGGTGTACAGCAACGCGCTAGGTGCAGTAACGAAGATGTCTGCTGTTAGCGGAGCATCTGTAGCGTCCACACAGTACTGTAACGAAGCTATTGCAGCTTATGGTCGTGTGTGGTGCGTAGGCAACGCCAGTGATGATAACGTTATTTACTGGTCTGATCTTCTTAAGGGACACGACTTTGCTGGTGGATCTAGCGGATCTATTGATGTATCTAAGGCGTGGCCTAACGGGTTTGACAAGGTGGTAGCTCTTGCAGCACACAACGGGCTATTGATTATCTTTGGTGAGAACAACACTCTCGTGTACGCTAACGCAGAAAGCCCCGCATCTATGGAGATACGTGATTCTATTCCGGGTGTTGGCTGTGTAGACCGTAAGAGTGTACAGAACATTGGTACTGACTTGATCTTCCTAACTCAGACAGGCTTACGTAGCCTTGGCAGAACAATACAAGAAAAGTCTCTGCCTATTACAGACTTGAGCAGAAACATCAAGCAGGAGATTATTGCTAATACAACGGCTAAAGCAGTTCCTGTGAGTTCTGTGTACAGCCCTGAAAACTACTTTTACTTATTGTGTTTCCCAGACCTCAACCTTGTCTATTGTTTTGACGTTAGGGGTTTGTTGGACAACGGGTCGTACAGAGTAACACGATGGCCTAGTGTGGACTTCAAGAGTTTTCACAGGGACAGAAACGGGGACATATACATTGGTACAACAGCTGGACTAGGTAAGTACAGCAACTACTTAGACAACGGTAATCCTTACCGCTTCAGGTACTTTAGCCCCGGCCTTACCTTTGGTGATCCAGCACGAATCAAGATGCTGAAGAAGATTAGACCCACTTTGATTGGAGGAAACAACTCAGACATATTCCTCAAGTGGGCTTACGACTTTTCAACATCAGCCAGCAGTAGCACGTTTAGAACCAGTAGTGCTATTCCGGGCTTCTTTGGGCAGTCTGAGTACAACATTGCTGAGTACTCTGAAGAGGGTATTACTCTGAGTAGAAACTCACTGAACACAACAGGCTACGGCTCAGTAGTTAGCGTAGGACTAGAAACAGACATTAACGGCTACGCTCTGTCCATACAGGAAATGAATGTATTAGCATTAATAGGTAAAACGGTATGATTATAACCATAAATCACAATAAAAACAGGGGTACTTACTAATGGGTTTTTTAAGCGACATTATAGACGCCTTTGTTCCTAGCAACATTGAGGCTCTCTATACCACACCTTTGCCCCAAGCCGAAGCGCCTGATATTGGTTTTAAAGGTTTCACAGTAACAGGACCAACAGGAAAAATAGAGGGTCTGGATGGAGGCGGGGTACGGTATACTTTAGGCGGCAGAGGCCAATCAATTCAGAGTGCTCTGGAATCTGAGGCGTTATCTAGGTTTGGTGGTGTTCCTGCTACTGCAACTCAGATGGGTACTATCGGTGGTCAGCTGTTAGGCACAGGTCAACAGCAGCTAGGCGTAGACCCCTATGGCCTCGCTGGTCAACAAGCGGCGGCAGAGGGTGCGTTTGGCCTAGGTCAGCAGTTCATGGGTCAAGCTGGTATGCCTATGGGTGCTAGAGAACAAGAGGTGTATGACCGTATCAGGGCTACACAGCTTGGTGAAGAAGAGAGACAGAGGCTTGCACTAGAAGAGCGTTTAGCTGGTCAAGGACGCTTAGGTGTGCGTACAGCCATGTTTGGTGGTACACCAGAACAGTTTGCCTTGTCACAAGCACAAGAAGAGGCCCAGAACAGGGCATCTCTTATGGCGATGCAACAGGCACAACAAGAGCAGGCGCAACAGGCGTCTATGGGTGCTCAGTTTGCAGGACTAGGCTCTGGCCTAGCAGGACAACGGCAGGCACTGGAGGCCGCACAGCAAGCTAGGGCTTTACAGGCTCTACAGGGCGGCATGGGCCTCGCTACAGGAGGTCTGGGGCTAGAGCAGGCACAGCAACAGATTGGCTTAGGTGCGCTTCAGGGCGCTTATGTACCACAGGCTGCTATGTTGTCTGCGTTCTCTCCTGCACTCAACGTAGCATCTATGGAAGATGTAGCACGTAGACAGCAAGGTGAGTTTGACCTAGAAGCACAGATGGCTAATATTTCTGGCCTCGTTGGACAGAGGGCGGCTCTGGCTAGTCTGTACGGTGGTATTTACGGTGGTTTAGGATCTGGCTTAGGCGGGTTACTTAGTGGTGGTTTATTCGACTTTTAGAAACACATAACCCGTTTAATTAAAGATAGAGGATAAAGAACATGGCTTACGATATTGGTGGGATGCTTGCTAGATCTGGTGCAGCTACTGGTCAACTTATGGGTGGTGGTATTGCTGACGTAGGTGCTGGCATAGGTGGTTTACTTACGCGCCGCAGGGAGAAACGCCGTAAAGCAGAAGAACTTCAAGAGGCGCAACAAGCCATCAGTCAGTACACTACTGCGGGAACAATAAACCCCGGAATGTTACTTCAAAAAGCACAACAAGCTGCATCAGAAGGTAATACGCAACTTGCTCAGTTGTATCAACAGGGTGCTGAACAAGCAAAACAAAACCTGACTACAGGACAAAATTTAACTGCTTACAACCAACTAGCAGCAAAAGCTGGACTATCTCCAGAAGAAGCAGGCACGGGTGTGCGTGGTTTAGTTTCAGGCCAATATAAAGATCCATCTGCTGCTCTTAGAGGCGCAGTTGAAACTCAAAAAATGGTCAAACAAAAAGCTAATACAGAGTACGTTGTTGACCAGCTTAGGGCTGAAGGTTTAGACAGCATAGCGGAAGACGTAGAACGTGGATTATATACAGACGCTCAAACGGGTGCGGTGTTATCTTCCGCTAGACAAGCAAAAGCAGCAGCAGAACAAGGGCAGGCTGGATTAGAAGCGTTTGTTGATGCGACTGAGTTATCTGATACTACGTTTGGCAAGGCAATAAAAGAAGGCAAACTAGAAAATGTTCCCGCCAGCTTAATATCTAAAATGGCTACAGAAGCTATTGCAGAAAGACAGACAACAGAACTTGTTAAAAATTTAAAGTTGATAAATACTAACGTTTCTAATGAAGCTGCTGAGTTACTTGAAATGGGCGTAATTACTGACGAAGGAGCTAAGAAGCTAGTTGTTGAAGGAAAGAAAGGACCACAGATTTCTACGTCCAACATGAAACAGTACGTGCTTGAAGACGGTACCGTAGTCTGGGGTGGTGACATTACTGTAGACGGAGATGAGCGTAAGGCTTACCGTGATCCTCAGAA